TTATTTTACAGTTGCGCCTGTGGACTTCGCAGCATAGATATTTACCTTTCCGAACTGAGCTGTCTTGATCGTGTAGACATCCTTTTGCGGGTTCGCAAGAATATCGTATTTAAGTCCGCCAAATTTTTTTGGACGCAAATAGTTTATTTCGTTCCCTTTAGCCGGAGCTTTGTTAGTCGGATAGATGCGCCATGAATCGGCAGAAGCCGGAAGGTAAACGTATTTTTTACCGCTGGATGACGGCTTAGAAGAGCCGGATGATCCTGTAAGCTTCAGCACTTGGCCAACTGTGATTTTATTCGGGTCTTTGATGTTATTCCATTTCTGAAGGTTTGCCATGCTTATGCCTGTTTTCTGTGCAATGACAGAAAGGGCATCGCCCTTCTTGACGATGTACGTCGTCCCGCCTGTCTTGGTTTCTGTTTTTGGTGGTTTGGGTGCTTTTTTACCCCCAAGACGTTCTAATTCTGCAGCAATGGCCGCCTTCACTTGGTCCCAGCGTCCCTCAGATAAAATGCGGTGCGGGCAGTATTTTCCGTTCCAGTCCTGATGCTTTCTGATTTTGTCAACGCCCCATCCGCGCTCTTTAAGAAGTTGCGCTACAAACTTGATAGCCAGCGCCTCTGCTGCCCGGTATCGTGCGCCACCTGACTTACTGTAGCAGATTTCCACACCGATAGACTTACGGTTCCCGATCCCATTTGTACCGTCGCCAGAGTGCCATGCGTTCCGGTTCAGCGGAATTCCCTGAATCACTTCTATATCATCGACAGCAAAATGATAGCTTGTCGATTCAGTGTTACCAGTCATATAACTGATTTCATTGGCGGCTGATGCATCGTTTGCCGTATTATGAATGGTGATGTACTCCGGCGTCATCGGATTCGGACATTTCAGAGCATATTTCTCAGATTCTACCATTCTTTTTTTGACTGCAATTGTCATGAAAAATCTCTCCTATTCTGTTTTGAAATATAAAAAGGCCGCCTAACGCAGCCCTTACTTGGTCAAATCGTGCTGTTTTAAAACGGCTCTTTGCTTATGACCTTTTTCAGTCACATAGTTGTTTTTGAACCATGTTACAAGCGTAGTGATGATAGTAAATATTACAGAGCCGGCAGTGTACAGCGCATCAGCAAGCTGATTCACTTGTGCATCTGTGATATCCAAAGGTGATTTGTCAAACATCAGCATTGTTTGGTTAATAAGCGCAATTAAAAGAAGCACCGTCCGGACGACCGTGCCTTTGTCAAATTTTTTCATATATTTTCCTCCTTATCTCTGCAAAACAGTATAAAAAATAGCGATTGCGCCGCCAATAATGCCAGTGCATACCGCTGTAATGATAGCGCCAGTGATTGTGCGCTTGATCCAAGTTGTGTTCTCTTCGATCTTGTTGAGTTTTTCGTTTAATGTCATGATCTGCTGGTCTTGCCTATCGGAAACGCGTTCAAGAACATTTACGCGCTGTTCGATTGCTTTCTGACCTGTCTTCATATCCATTATCTCTTTTTGTAATACATGCACATCTGGTACCTCCGTCACTTCTGACATTAGTACGCCCCCCCTTTTATTACATCGTTTTCACCTCCTGTATGAGGCAATTAAAAAGGACAGCCGCTATTTTATGAGACGGCTGTCCCTTTTACGGAAAAGTTCCCATTATTTAAAGCGGTAATCTCCATCACGATCTCTTTGAATCCTGTAATATCAAAAGTCCAAGCTTCTGACTTACCGACTGTGCTTATAGCCAGGGTGCCATCGTCAACTTTTTGGCCGCGCAGCGGGCGTTTTGTTCCTGAAAGAGATTTCCCCCAGAACTTCAATTCACTTGTAACAGCTGTGCCATAGACTTCAATCAATAATGTTTTAAAGGAACCGACTTTCAAAATATTTCCCTCACCCGGGGTCTCCACTTTGTCATGAAAAACAATATCGGCTGTTTTAGCCTGTACACTTTCAAAATCAGCCGGATTAATCGCGATTCCTTGGGTTTCTACCTTTAAGCGACCTTCTTTGGTTACATTGCTTGATGTAAATTCAAGCGGGAGTGGTTTTTCTGATTTAATTGAGACTGAATCCCGAATCTTCACATCCGCTACATCCACAATATGAGATGTGGCTTGCTTTCGAATTCCGTCTATTTGCGCGAGATATGAGTCTGAAGATGCCGCATCACCGTTTACTAACAGCTCTTCAATATCAACGGCCGCACGTTCAGCGAGCATCTGCATAATTGTATTTTGCAGTCCCTCTTTTTCAATGTTGTTTTCAAGTGTGTCGTAGGTGATATTTACTTCTGCAATGACTTCTTTTGTGCTCAAGCTGACAGTGCTTGTTGTCGGAGCAACCTTTTGATCTTTTGTCAGCGAAACACCTTCCTGGGCAGCCCTGAGAATCCGCTGCCCAAACCCGATCTTCTCAATTTTTTGCGTATCATGATCCATAGGAATGACACGCGCCTCATTTAAGATAGTCGGCGCATCTTGAACCATTCGAATAAATGCATTTGCCTGTGTTGGGTTCATCATGCCGCCGCTCTTTAAGCTGGCAAGCGTCATCTCTGCCTTTTCAATTACCTCTTGATTTCTCATGTGATCCTCCTTGTGTTTGCCGCTTCTGCTTAAAGAAGGCCGGCCCAGATTGATTTTTTAACATCTGCGGTTTCCTGCGTGGTCTCTTCTTGTTTTGAAACGCCGCGGCTTTTTTCAATGGCATCAATACGATCAGCGAGCGGTTGAACAGCGTCTGTGATGGCTTTTTTAAACTTCTCAGCCTCTTCTTCCTCAGCTGCTTTTTCCTCGTCTTTCTTCTTTTTAGGATCTTCCTCTTTTTCCAATTCCGTGAGCCGCTTCTGAATTGGCTCTAACGCTGCTTCGATGGATTTTGCTACATCCTCTGCGTTCATTTCTTCTTCCTCTCCTTCCGTCTCCACCTGACTCAGCAAGTTGCCGAGAGCGGTATGAGCGCTTTTAATTTCTTGTAAGCTTGAAGCCGAGAATTTCCGTCCGGCCTTTTGCAGCTCTTCCGGCTTCGGCCCGATCGCTTTTAGAATGTCATCGGAAATCAATACATCCTGAGCGATATCCACGAAGTCTTGCAGAGCTTCTTTGATTTTTGCAGGGTCATTTTCCATCTCTCCGGGATAGTCCCATTTGAATAAAGCTGAGTTTAACGCATCTTGTGCGGCCCAAAACTCACGGCGTTGGCGCCCCTCGTCATATTTGTCCCGAACCGCGCCCTTGGCCACACTGGCATTAAAAAAGTTTTTGACCAAATTAAAAAGCCCTTTCTCGTGGTTGTCCTCTGGAGAAACAGGCTTTTCTTCTTGTTTTGCGATATCCGCGATGCCGGCCATTGAATAACCGGTAATCTCGCCTTTCTTAATTTCCTCCCATACTTCCTCGGAGGCTTTTGTCACAAGGACCCAAGATCCTTTTTTGATGGTTTCACCATTCATTTCAAAATCAGCAGGAGCGACATAAGATTCAACCACTTCACCAACGCCGCCCTGAAAGTCATGTTGCTTGTCAATTTCACGAGCATCTTTCAGGAAGCCGTGAGCGGCCTTCTCAATTTCTGCAGCTGTCATGAAATCCCCGTGAGCATCCACTGTGTCCGGTTCATAAACGATACCGTAAACGAGTTTTTGCTCGTCTGCTTCTTTTGCAAGGACCTTGACTTCCTTTTGAAAGTCCGGCTGTTTTTCTGATTTCATAAAAAAGAACTGCTTTTGATTAGCAGCCTTGTCTACATAAGAAACATGTGTGATTTTTGCGTTTATCAGTTCTCTTGGCATTTGTTCTTCACCTCCCTTCAGGAAGTTTTTTATTCTAATAATTTTAATTGTAATCTTAATTGTATAAGTGATTGACTGCATTTGCTAAAATAATCTTGTGCATCTCTCATAGTAAAATCATTTATCGAATGCTTAAGAGATAAGTAATTTTGATTCCCCATCGCTATTTCACCTAAAGCAAGCAGGTCCATTATAGCTTCAACCAGATTATCTTTTACCAAGTTATTGTTATATAAAGAAATAACAAAATATGAAACTTCCGGATATTCATTGGGTTGACCTAATTCTTTTTGAATACTATTGAGTTCTTTAATAAACAAATCATATACATATCTCATACCATATGCAGGATTTTTTAGAGATTTAATTCTCACCTTCTCAGCTTTGTTTTTAAAACGTCCCTGAAATTTAAGTGTTTTTGTTTTATTACTTGTTTCTGTTTTTTCTTCAGGTTTTAATTGTTCTGAAGACTCAACTTTTATTTGTTCTGAAGACTCATCGTCATTCTTAAGAACTTCATTTGTTTCCTCTAAGTTTTTATCAATGCTCTCAAAAAGTTTTGCTATTTCTAATTCAACACCGCCTACTCGAAGTGTAATTAGCCTATTTAATAATAACTCATTTAAACTTTTTTTAAGTAATAGCACAATTAAAACAATCGCCAAGGGCCAAGAGGTTAGAATCATTTTAAGCAATTCATATAAAGCTTTGGATCCTTCTTTTAAAATACTTACTGTTAGCATCATCCATTGATTATCCATAATATACCTCATTCTCTAAACGTAATGAGGACATTATACTATTTTATTCCATGTTTGCTAAGGCTTTTCCACGAATCTCTTCTTTTTCCTCAGCTGACAACCCTAAAATCTCGTTATCTACTACAGGCGATAGAACGCAGTGACAACTAACCCGCTCAGCAGCGGAAAGCTTCGTGTCTCGCGGATACATACAGGTTTCGCTGCTTCCTGGTATCTTGAATTCTTCATCAACACCAACAATTTTGCCGTCGAGGTCTATATGATTCTCACGCGGATTGTTCTTCTTCCCTCCGCTGTGCCTCCATTTCTTCTTAGATACCGCCGGGGACTGTGCATAAGATTCATGCTGAGCTGCAGAGGAAGCGGCAAGCACCTCGGTTATGGCCGTCGTCCGGGCTCTCGGTCTATCGAAATGCGGCATGTCCTTCAGAGTCAGTTCAATCTCCTGGATAGATGAGCCTGAGTCAATGGCTTCTGTCAGCACCGTTTCCACCGCCTCATGTGTGTTGAGCTGCATAATCTCGGCCAATCTCTTTGACCAATCCTTGATCCAGTCGATCGAGCGGGCGGAAAGAACTTTGAACGGAACTTCAGGATCGATTGAATCCATTATGACAGCGGCCAGCTCTTCAAGCGTCTGCTGCAGAAAATCCTCGGTCAGTTCCTGGAACTCTTCCTGAAAATCATCCTCTGCGAAAAGGTTCTGCGTACAAAACACCAGAAGCTCCTGTAACGTCTCTGAATCAGCTTTGCTTACAAAGCCGTTCAATCCTTTTAAAAACCTCTTACGCTGGCTCCTGAGCAATCTAGCGATGCCTTTTTCATAATCCTCTACGTAACGGGGTATCTTAGAGAGGCCGGGGAAGTCAGGAATCGTCTCCACAAACTTCTGGCCTTCGCTTTCCTCGGCTTTTTGAATAAATGAGTTAATACTGGCCAGCAGCTTATCTGTTTTGTTCATTCTTCAAATCCTCCAACACATCTCGCATATCTTTCAACACCCCGATCACATCCGGTGTGCCGCCCTTGGATTTAAACAGAGCCGTAAAAGGATCCTCAGCAGGTGTTGATTCGTTCTTACCAATTGGCCGATTGTATTCTTCCTCCGGCCATTCCTCAAGCGTTTTGCCGAGCACGCGCCCGGCCAGATCCCTCAGATCGTTAGGTGATACAGCACCAGCCGTAATGAAAGGAGTCAGCACTTTTGCAATTTCAAGCGGATCCTGAAAGTCCGGGCCTTTCAACTGCAGCTCTACTTTATGAATTTCAAGATCATTTAAAAATAACGCGTTCAGTCTGCCGGTAAGTACATTTCGTTCCGGCTGAAAGACTTGCTCTTCAGTAATCTTTCTGGCCGTGTCAGCTGTCGCCTTGTTATAGTCCTGGGCTTCGCCAGTATAGAGCGGCGGCAATCGGAAAGCAGAGCGGATTTTATCCCGGCTCTTTTGGTCATATTCCAGGAACAAAGCATCTTCCTGAAGAATCTCGGCCAGTGACTTGATGTCCACTTTGACCGGTACGATTTCTTCATCACCATGAATATTCTTCCCTTTGGCTATCCCTTCCGCTTCGAGCAAAAGAAATTTATGTGAGTTTTCCACGCCTTCAAGGCCGTTCATATAGTCCTGCAGCTGTTTATACGAATCCTCCGAGAGCATTCCGTTCTCGATCGTAATAGCAGCGGGAACATGCCGGCCCTGTTTAAAGTACATGAAATTCAGCTCTTCTGCTTTGCGGGCGCCGTATAGATTGACAATATAACCATTGGTTAAGAATTTGCTTAGAAATTTTTTCCATAATGATAGGCGGGACACTCATTCCACAAACATACTGGGTGTTAGCGCCCATGAAATCATAATCCAACGGGAACGACTGCATTAAGATGATATCCCGTTCAGAGATATAGTAAGGTTCATCATAACGTATGAAAACAGAGTTACTGGCCAAAGCGTGTAAACCTAAATTATGCTGTTATGAACCGTATAGAAAAAGGTACTCCCCCTATTACTGATTCAGAAATTATTAGTTTATCTAAAGTATTGGATGTCTCTACAGACTACCTTCTAAAAGGTGACTCCCATGACTCAAAGATAGATGAACTCTTAAATGACCCTGAAACCTTAATTGCTGGCCGTGACGGAAAAATCACCAAGGAACAAGCGAAAGAGCTTTTAGAGTATCTTCTCAAAAAAGGGTTCGATGAATAGCAGACTATCATTCTTCACTTCTTAATTCTTAACTTCTTAATTCTTCTTCTGGTAAAACATTTGTTTAGCATTTGTTTAACAAAAAGAAAATTAAGTGTTAAATTAAAAATTTTCAGCCCCGTGAAAACGTAGAATTACCAAGGCTTTGCGGTAAGCGTGTACTGTAAAATAAACTGTTCACTAATAAGTAAATTGATTGAGATATAAAGAAAATCAAAAGGGGGACAAAAATTGTTTAAGAGGTTGGGGACTTTGCTATTGATTGCTTCGCTCGTGTTGCTCACAGCCTGCAAAAATAGTGAAGAGTCTTCTTCATCTTCCGGGAACAAAAACAGTGTTCCTGATAACAGCTCGTCGGAGAGTCAGGATATTTCCGAAAACGGGCCCAACGAAGTTGGAGATGTATATGAAATTGATGGTGGAACAGCAAAAGTAACGGCCATAAGCAATAAAGAAACCACAGCTAAATCCGGCCCTATGCAACTTACTGTGAAAAGAGTAATTGCAGCGGTGGCTAATGAGAAAACGCCTTTTATTGAACTTGAACTGGAAGCGAAGAATACATCTGATGGAGTAGTAAATTTCACACCAGATAGTATAAAACTTGCTACAAGCACCGGAGTACAAGTTGAGGAACCTTCTCTTGATGAAAGTGACGACCTTCTCGGAGAGTATATTGGGAAAGTGAAAGACAGTGGATCTGTTTTTTATATCTTTCAAAATGAAGAGGATATAGAAAATTTAGATTCAATTCGTCTAAGGGTTGCATCCCCAAGCGATGAGAATGCTACAGCACTAGGGGATAAGATGGATATAAAGATTAACTTAGAGCATTAAAATGAGCCTGCTTTTTCAGGCTTTTCTTTTAAACAAAAAAACCGAACATAGGTTTGTAGTTACTGCAGGAGGATTTATTTTGTTTCAACTATCATTACTTGAAGAAAGAATTAGATCTATTTATTCCGGTATAGGAATTACTGAGCCAGGAGCTGGAGACTTAGAAAAAATCGCAGATCGATTAAAGATATTAATTTACTACAAAAATGAAAAGAGTGTAGCTGTGAAATTACTGGGGATGGCTTGTATTATCCTTGATTCCCGTATTTCTAAAAAGAAGCAATGGGAAGATTTTTGCCATGAACTCTGCCATCACATTAATCATGTCGGTGTTCAATACAAGATCCCATCCCTATTTAGAGAGCTGCAGGAGAATCAGGCAAATGCTTTTATGTATCACTTCGCAGTTCCCACTTTTATGTTAAAGAATCTCGTTTTACCGGCCACCAAACGTGAGGCAATAACCTACATATCCAACTTATTTCAAGTTACGTATCCATTCGCAGAGACACGCCTGGATATGTATCTTCGTAAGCTATTCAGTTTTAAATATCATGCTTTCCTAACTCAAAAATTAGAAAAGGAGAAGTTTGTCTATGCCGAGTATTGAGAAAAGAGGAGAAAAATCGTACCGTCTCATTGTTGAGGTAGGGACTAAAGGAAAAAGAAAAAAAGAAAAAAAGTCTATTAGGATTGAAGATGAAAAATTATTAAAATCACCAAAAAAACTTAGGACTTTTTTAGAAAGTGAATGGTATAAATTCAAGGCTGAAATTGAAGCCGGCACTTATATAAAGCCCCAAAAAAGAACATTCAATATGTTTGTAGATGACTGGGAAAACAAATATGCAATGAGTCACCTCGACGGGAAAACAATTGAAACCTATAACTATATAATGAGTAAAGAAATTAGGCCATGGTTTGGTGATATGCATTTAGAAGATATTCAGCCAATCCATATTCTGAATTTTTTAGATGACTACAAAAAGAGTAATGAAAAAATCTCATCTTCAAGTATTCATGCCCGTTATCGAATTATTAGAGACATATTGGGAAGAGCTGCTGAGTGGAAGATAATTGGTGAAAATCCGGCTTTAAATGTTAAGCGGCCAAAACAAGAATATAAAGAATATGAAATATATACAGAAGAAGAAATCAATCATATTTTTCATCTGCTCGATGAATATGCTCCTCTGAGAAATCGGGTGTTTATCAAATTTGCAATTACTGGAGGGTTTCGTAGAGGCGAGTTATTAGCCATAGATGAATCTGACTTATTCTTTGACACGAATCAGGTTAGAATTGATGAGTCTTTGCAATATACAAAGAAACACGGATACAGATTTAAGGCTCCGAAAAATAAGTCATCTAGGACGATTACATTGCCGGCCTCTGTTATGCAGGAAGCTTATATTTTATTAAAGGAGATAAAGAAAAACAGACTTCTATTAGGTGAGCTGTGGGTTGGATGGAAAGAAGACAAAAATAAACTCATGTTGTTTGGAGCGGATAACGGTAAGCCACAGTATCCCACATCTCCAAATACCTGGTGGCAGAAATTCACTAAAAGACATAACATAAAGCCGGGACGGCTGCATGACTTGCGACATACACATGCAACCATGTTAGTTAACCAGCTTGGTACAGTACCTGGTTTAAATATAAAAGATATCTCTGAGAGACTTGGTCATTCAAATATACAAACAACCTTAAACACATATACTCACAGTAACAGACAGGCAGATGCATTGGTGGCAGATGCTATTGGAAATATGATTTACTCAGAGAATATAAAAACTGGGACAAGTTAA